TCTGATAAAGAAAAAAAATACTCTGATTCTGACGCAGAGGAAAATGTTGAATTAAGTGAAAGTGAAAAAGCTATTGACGCTATCATTCTTGAAATGATAGGTGAGTCTACAAATGGCCTTAAGATTACTACAGCTATTAATAACATTATTAAAGGTGAAGGTAATTCAAAAAAAAAAGCATAGCTGAAACTAAATATAAGTTAAAACTTGATGACCCATCTCCTGAGCCAGAAGCTAATGAGATGGGTTCTTCTATTCCTGACGATAGCTCTTCTGAAGAGATGCTAGAACCTAGCGCAGAAGAACCTTCTGATAAACCTTTTGATGAAGAACCTTTTGATGCGGGTGTTGAAGCTGACGAAGATGAAAACCCTGAAAAATACATACAACAGTTATCTGGTAAATTAGGTCAAAGCCTTAGAAGTTATACGGATGACCTAGCTGAACCTGATTATGATTTAGAGAAGTTTGCAATAAACTCTGTTTTATCGGCTACTAATTCAGGTGAAATGGATAGTGAGGACCAATCTGATATCATTCAAAAAGTAAAATCATCGTCTACTGATACAATTGATGATGAGTCTGATGATGATAATGAACCTGAAGTAGAAGATGATGATGTCGATAGTGAAGGTGGGTTAGATTTAGACGATATAGATATGGAAGAAGGTGATAACAAGAAAACTGTTTTTGCCGATTCTACTTTAGGTGTTGGTAACGGTGGTATGGAAGAAAATAAGTACTCAACTAATGAGTCTAAGGAAGGAACCGATGTTTTTAAAGATAAAATTAAAAATATGTTAAAAGAAAATTTTATAGATGAGTTTGAGATGATGACAACTCAACCTGAACCTCAAACTAAGCCTAAAACCGAACCTAAGACTAAGCCTAACAGAAGGTCTAAACCTTGGAGAATAATCCCTGAACAGTTACCAGACCCTCAACCAAAGGCTGATGCAACTAGTGTTAAATTCATAGATTCTAGTAATTTTAGTAGTGATGGTAATAGTGTTACTTTAACCTTTGATATTAAAGGTAAAAGATTTAACGGCGTTAACTTTACGAATAGCGGTCAAGTTGTTAGTAAACCATCAGAAGAAGATGAACCTTATGTTTACTTGTACACAACAGATATTTTAGATAACGGTAAACAATATATGATTAACGTTTCTAAATATGGTGAACCAGATAACCACAGTAACCCTAGTTTTACTAACGGTAATAAACCAGAGATTAAAGAATTTTAATGGAAGAGTTATATCTAATATACATACATAAAATAGGTGCCAGTTATAGGGACATGTTTTTCTATGAATTTATATTTAGTGACGATATAGAATCAGTGGACGGTGAGGAATGGGATTCTTACCCAGCAAACGGTAATCCAAAACCACCATTTGATGATATGATATTGAAAGTAGGTAAAATAGCCGTTGATTTTGAGTTACATGTAGCACAAGACAACGAACTATTCTCAATGTACGACTCTATGGATGGTATAATACCTTTAGGTTGGCAAAATATTGACGGCCTAGACGAGTACCCAGAAGATAGAGTAATATTCCCATTTGGGATGCCAATAAAAGACGTAGTAGACAAGCTTTACGAGAAAGATGTCGAAATGGAATTAGAAAATACAGACGACGATGAATAAATTAAGAAAAAAAATTGAAGAAGAGGGTGTTACATACTCAGTTACTAAAGATAGCTTAGAAGATATTAGCCCAGAATTAGAAAGAGCTGTTGAAGACGGTGACACTGTTAAGGTAACTCAAAACGAAAGTAAGGGTGAAGAAAACGAAGATAATGAAGTGGATTCATTATATTCAGATGCTGATGATAGGGCCATTGAGTACGGCGTTAAAAATGAAGCTTTTAATAAGTTCTTAGAAAGTTTAGGTCAAAGCACATCACCTAAGGTTAATATAAATGAAAATATTTCTGAATCTGTTAACCCTAGAATAAAAAAGAGTGAATTAATAAACTACTTTAAAAACAAAAAATAATGGATAATAAAAGGATAAAACTTTTAGCTATCAGGTCTTTAAAAAAAGCTGACGGTGAAAGTAAGTTAAATGAGAGTCGTATAAAATATGATGATAATCATAATGAAAGAATGGACCCTACTCTAGCTAAGCAACTTAGGGAGCGTAAACATTCTTTGGGTAATCACCCAGCTTTTCCAGAAGATGATGAAATGCATTTTGAAGAAAAGATGATGTCTAAGAGATTTTCTGATGTTTTAAAAAGGTTTAAAAGACACCATGGCGTAGATGAAATTAATGTCAATGAGGTTACTAAAGGTCAAAGAGATTTGATGTTGAAAATAATCGATTTAGAAGAGTCTCACAAAGATGAGTTAATTCAAAAAGCTAAGGAGATGATTATGGAAGACTTTGACGTTGATGAAGGTGATTTAGTTATTGAAGCTGATTTAACAACAGATTTCACTTTAAATCTCGATAAAACTAAGATTAAGATGAACCCATCAACTGACATTGAATTTGATAGCCATGATGAGTTAGTCCAAGCTAATAAAGAAGTTTACAAACGTAGAATGGTTAATGCTTTAATACAAGGTTCAGCCAAGAAGGTTAATCATATGTTTAATCTTATTGACGAGGACCTACAAGATATGGAACCTGTACTACCTAGTTTATATTCTAAATTAATGTCTAGTGCAGATTACATGTATATGGTTCAAGATGATACTAAACCTAGAATGATAGGTGGTTTAGTTAATGTTGAATTCCCTAAGACTGAAAATGATGTACCAAAGATAAAAGCTCAAGCCATTTGCTTACCTGTATTGATACATGAGATGGTCAAGGGTCTAATGGAAGTGTTAGCTTATCACAGCCTACCTAAAGACCCTAAGATAGCCCAGTTTGTTATCGATAAAGCCGACTTTATGTCTGCTGAGACTTGGGATATGAGATTAGGTCCACCTTTATGGGAAAAATTCTTGGATGCGTTACCTAGTGACGACTATAAATTAAAGCATCACGTGTTTGTTGATTTGGTCTCATTACCACCTGAGAAGTTTAATGATTGTTTCAGAGAAATCCTTATGGGTTCAAGAAAGGGTAAGGCTATTGTCAATGATATGTTGAATGATGTTAAAGACGAATTAATAGATGACGAGTTCGACAATGTGGTAGATAGAATAAGTGATGATGAATTTTTAGGTCCAGAGGATTTAGATAATTTAGATAGTGGAACTTGGTTTAATAACTAAAATTCTATAAAATTAAGAATAAAGGGCGCTAATAAGCGCTCTTTTTATTTTAGATAAGTTTAGCATATTTATATAGAAAGATAGATGTTAACTGGAAATGAAATTTTAAATGAGTATACTAAGTGTTTAGTCGACCCATGTTATGCAATTACCGAATATTTAAAAACCTTTGATAAAACAAAAGAAGGGTTTGTTCCGTTCAAACTATTCCCTAAACAAAGAGATATTATAAAAGCCTATAAAAATCACAGGTTCACTATGGTTACTAAACCTAGACAGGCTGGTGTATCTACAACAACAGCTGCTTATGCCGCAGTAAAAGCTATATTCGCTGACCCTAATAACCCAGAGGCTATTCTAATTCTTGCAAATAAGCAAGATATGGCCTTTGAATTCCTTGATAAGATTAAAGATTTTGTTAATCAATTCCCTAGATGGGCATGGGGGTCTGAGTATTATGGTACTGAAGAAAAAGAAAATAAAAAGATTTATTCAACTGAGTCTAAAAAAGAACTTAAATTACCTAATGGTAGTAGAATTAGGGCTGTTGCTACATCTAAAAACGCATTAAGGGGTTTTACACCTACTTGGTTAATTATGGATGAGGCGGCGTTTATCGAAAACGGTGCTATTGTTTTTGGTACAGCTTTGACGGCTTTAGGTACTGGTGGTAGAGCTTCTTTGGTTTCTACACCTAACGGTATGGATTCGTTATACTACAAAACCTATGAACAGGCTATGAGTGGTGATAACGATTTTCATGTTATTGAAATGAAGTGGTATCAAGACCCTAGATATAACAAAGACCTGCGTTGGATTAATGAAGATGATGATGATGATATTATAGAAGAGGTTAAGTTTACGAAAGAGGGTGATTCTGAGGAAAGTGTTAGAGCTATCCACGAACACTACGACAAAATGTTACAGAAAGGTTATAAACCTGAATCTAGTTGGTATCGTGAAATGTGTCGTGGTATGAACAACGATAAAAAGATGATTGCTCAAGAGCTTGATGTATCTTTTATTGGTTCTGGTGGTGCTGTTATTGACGATAAATACATCACAATGCAAGAAAAGGAGAATGTTATTGAACCTGAATTTATTTCTGGTGATGAAAAAGAAATTTGGATATGGGAGGAACCTAAAGAGGGACGTCAATATATTTTATCTGCTGATGTTGCTAGAGGTGATGGAGAAGATTCTTCAACTATAGTCATTATAGATTTTAATACCATGACTCAAGTTATGGAATATAAAGGTAAATTGAGACCAGACTTATTAGGTAATTTGGTTAATGAATATGGTAGAATATATGATGCATTGGTGGTTGTAGATATTACTGGTGGTTGGGGTGTTGGTACTATTAACCGTTTATTAGATTTGGGTACACCTAATTTATACTACGCCGACAGTTCAAGCAAACCTCTAGAAAAGAAGAGTAGAACCCCAAAGAATTATTCTGATGAAGGTAAATTCCCAGGTTTTAATGTAGGCGCTGGTCTCAGAGCGCCTATTGTAAGTCATCTAGAAATGATGGTCAGGATGAATGGCGTAAAAGTTAGGTCTAGAAGACTAACCTCAGAGATGAGAACGTTTGTATTTAAAAACGGTAGGGCCGACCACATGGATGGGTATCATGATGATTTACTTATGGCTCTAGCTTATGCTTTATGGGTTGCTGAATACTCATTTAAAAAATTAAACGAATCTAAAGAGAAAAGTAAGGCTATGTTATCTGGTTGGATGGTTAATAAGGGTGAAGTTAGTAATGAGGAATATAGACGTAATGGTTTTACATCAAAAAAAGATAGAAAGAAGAAATTAACCACGAAACAACCTAACTTTAGTCACACTGTAGCTAAGAATATGCAAGACCCTAAGGGTAAGTATATGTGGTTATTTAGTGGTTCAAGATAAACAAGTCAATAACTTGACATATTTACAATATATAGTATCATTAATAAAATAAATTAAAATGGCAGAAAAACCAACAGTATTTCAAAAATTAAGCAATGTCTTCGGTAAAGAGGGGATAAATCCAGAGGTTAAAAAAACCAATAGATATTCATTGGGTAATGGTACTGAATTACTAAAAACTAAATCAAAAGAGGAATACGAGACTACTAAGTTGCAAGCTCAACAAGATAAGTACTTACAAGGTCAGTGGTCTAAAGTAGATGGTGAGCTTTATCAACAAGCAATACACTATGAAACAACTAGAGTTGGGTCATATTCGGATTTTGAAACGATGGAATTCTATCCAGAGATTTCTGCCACATTGGATATATTCATGGAAGAGTCTACAACCCCTAATGATAAGGGTGATGTAATAAACATATACTCTGGTAGTAAGAGGGTTAAAAGAATATTGCAGGATTTATTCATTAATAGATTAGACATACACACTTCACTACCTATGTGGTCTAGGAATTTATGTAAGTATGGCGACAACTTTGTACACCTAAACATTAATAGTAAAGCTGGTGTTGTTGGTGTTAGACAGCTACCTAACTTTGAAATCGAAAGAAGAGAGAATGACATTAGAGGTGTTATATCCCCATCGCAACTATCTGATGTAAATCAAGATGAGGCTAGAAATAAAACACAATTTTATTGGAAGAGAAATGAGATGACATTTCAATCATGGCAAATAGGTCACTTTAGACTATTAGGTGATGATAGGAAATTACCTTATGGTACTTCATTTTTAGAGAAAGCTAGGCGTATATGGAAACAATTGATACTGGCTGAGGATGCTATGTTAGTTTATAGGGTAACTAGGGCACCAGAAAGACGTGTCTATAAAGTTTATGTTGGTAACATAGATAATGAAGACGTTAGTGGTTATGTTGATGATATTGCTAATAGATTTAAGCGTACCCCACTTATTGACCCTCAAACAGGTCAAATGGATGTCAGGTATAATCAATTAGGTATTGACCAAGATATTTTTATACCAGTTAGGGATGAAAATGCTCAAACCCCTATTGATACCTTACCTGGTGCTCAGAACTTAGACCAGATTGCTGATATTGAATACCTACAAAGAAAGTTATTTACGGCGTTAAGGGTACCTAAAACCTTCTTAGGTTTTGAAGAAGCTCAAGGTGAGGGTAAGAATTTAGCATTGCTAGATATTAGATTTTCTAGAACAATCAATAGAATACAACAAGCCCTTTTACACGAGCTGAATAAAATTGCTATAATTCACTTACATTTATTAGGTTTTACTGATGATTTAGATAATTTTACACTTACATTAAATAACCCATCTACACAAGCTGAAATGCTTAAAGTTGAACATACAGCGGCCAAGGTTAATCTATATAAAGATGCAGTTGCTGATTCTGGAAATGGTTTTGGTGCAATGTCTATGACTAGGGCTAAAAGAGAGATATTAGGTTGGAGTGATGAAGAAATAAAACAGGATTTACTTGAACAAAGAATTGAAAAGGCTGCGGCTCAAGAGTTAGAAAACACAGGTAATGTTATTAAGAATACAGGTGTGTTTGATAACGTTGATAGAGTTTATGGTGATATGGAAATGGCCAGACTAGGTGGTGTTGTTGATGAGGAAGGTGACGGACCCGATGGTGGTGGTGGTAACACTGGTAGTGTCGGCGGTGGCTTTGGTGGTGGCTTTGACGATAATGGTTTAGACTTAGATGATACTGACGTTGAAGACGGTGGTTTTGGTGATACCGAACCTTTAGATGACGCTGGTGCGGATAATGCCGATGTAGATACTGAAGACACCACTGATGAGTCTAAGAAAAAGAAAGGTAAGATAATTAACGAAAATTTAAAACGTAACCCTAAAAATAGTTCAGTTAATAAATTCATTAACATGTTAGATGAGAGTAAAAAGGCTGAAAAGAAAAAGAAAAATGAGGTAACTAAATTTTATGATAAATCAGTTAAATTTAACAAAACAATGGATTCTATGATAAATGAAATTGATGATAAATTGGGCGAGACTGAAGATATTAATGAGTAAAGTTGTTTTTTATTGCATATTGACCATATTTATAATAAAAAAGAACAATGCAAAATTTTGGTCAAATACATGAAACTTTTAAGGATATTTTAATAGATGGAATCGTCGAAGGTAATAATAAAAACAGAAAAGTTTTTAAAGCCTACGCTAAAACCCTTAAAGAGAATTCAACACTAAGAGTACAATTTGAAGTTTATGATAGTTTAGAGAATAAAGTAAATGAAGACTTGGAAAATTCTAAACTATTTGTTGATGAATGTTTATCTCTATTGAGTAAATTAGATGTTAATAAGGTTAATGAATGTAACAATAAACTAACTAAGTTTTTAAATAAGAACGGTTATATGTTAATTGAGGATTATGACAATAAAGAGTTACATGAGCACATCTATAGGTTAACCGTAACACCTAGGTCTGCTAAGAATTTATCATCTATTGTTGAATCTAGAATGTACCTGAATAATTTCACAGGTAAAAAGATTATGACTGAGAACACTAAGGTTGAACCTTACACTAATAAATTCTTGGCTCCAATAATGATTGAGAAGTTCAATAAAAAATACTCTACTGTTTCAGAAAGTGAAAAGAAAGTTATTAGAACCATTATTAACGGTGATGAATCTCAAAAGAAAGACCTTTACAAAACAACAATAAGAGAATGTTTAGATGTTGTAAATACTAAATTGAAAGAGGAATGTTCAATTGAAGAAAAAGATACTTTTTTAAGAGTTAAAGATAAAGTACTAAGGTACGACTATAATCCAGAGACTTTTATTAGTGAAATGACTGAGCTTAGTTATTTAAAAGAAACATTAAATTAAAATGACTCATATACTATTTCAAGCAGATGTAAACATAATTAATTGGTTAGTGCAGCAAGCGCCAGTGGTGGTTGTTATGGGTGCTGCTATATACTGGTTGGCTAATAGATTAAAGAAAGCTGAAAATGATAAAGACGAGTTAGCTAAAGACGTCATCAAACTTACAACCCTATGGGAAGAAAAGAGTGATGAGTTAGACGTTAAGAACGAAAAGTTAGGTGAGAAAAACACTAAAGTTAACGAAGAAATTTTAGTTTTATTAAGGGAAATAAAGATGATAGTTACTAAAAGAGGTTTATGAACAGTTTTAT